ATCATCAGGCTTTTGCCTGCCTGGTAAGGAAAGTTTTGTTTAGTACGGCGAAGCACTGTGCTTCCAGAAGCCGTACCAACTGTCATTGCAACACTGCACTCATTTGGCAAGAATGTCGAGCTACCACCTCCAGAAACAACTTCAAACCATTGATCTGGCCGCTTGTCATAGCGCAGCGTGCTATCAAACAGCGTGTAGGGAGCGCTGACGCGCTGGCGACCAAAGGCATCGACCATTCCGCTGTCAGGGCCGCTTTGCAGCACGCGACCCCTATGATCAGCCTCTATGTGGGTTTCAAACTGTTCGCCGCCAGCAATTACTTGCCCCATTATTTTTCCATTGTCTTTTCCTTATTGTAGCCGCAGGTTCTTTTGTACTCGCTGCTAATATCCTGCATTGCCTCAATAATGCTATGGGGAAGATAGCCGCAGGCCATCATAAATTCAAAGAAGGCTCGTGAAACCGCCTGGGCGCCATCTCCGCTATAGGTGTGATTAACTTCTTTGTAGGAACAATACCCTTCCATCGCTTCATCATCAGAAAAGCGATGGGCAAAGGAAATGGTGTTGACGAAAGGCATGGCATGAAAAAGGAGGCCCCAGAATGGTAGCCTCCTCATGGTGAGCCGTCAATCAGCCTTTTCCCTGGCCTCTTGTAGGCTTTTTCCCACGCCTGCGTGGACGCGAATTTTGGCCCTGTCCAATGGAAGTGGTCTTAGGGGGCCCTGGCTCATGCTGGCGCTTAAGGGCTGCACTGCCGCCTTTGCTTTTTACTGCCATTGAAAAACGAGAAGGAAGTTAAAGCTTAACTGGCCCAAGGAAGCCCTGCGGCTTTCGTGGGAGCGTGCTGCTCATCAAGCTGGCCTTGGAGAGCTGCTTCAATTTCAGCAACCTTTTCATCACCGCCAAGGGCTTCTTGCGTCCAGCCAATCACCTGTTCCTGGGTGAGATCAGAAAAAGGAATCAAGTTTTCGGGGCGCTGGAAGCCGACACTGCCGTAGGCACCAGCGGAATAGGTGCCGTCATTGGCGTCCACGGTGTAGTGGGCGGTATAAACATAGCCGTCAGCGGTGTGGCGCTCCATCTGGGCGATGCCCCAGGTGTACTCAGTGGTGGTAGTCATGGGTCAGGTGGTGGTAGGTGAACTGTGGCTGGGGTGAGCGTGCCTAGTAAGCGATCATCAAGGTGCCGTCTGACTTGCGGTAGACATCACCATGTGCTGATTGCCGTGCGCTTCCATGTGTTTGTCGCCGTGCAGACGTAGATGTAGTTGGCGTCCCAGCAGATTTCGCCGGTAGCGCCGCTAGCAGATGCAGATGCTGGTGTGCGGGCAGTGCGCACGCGAATGGTGTCCGCGTTTACATCTAGCAGCGTGGTGGGGCTACTAGTCCCAATCCCCACACGGCCGGAGCTGTCGATGCGCATCTTTTCTACATACGGTGTCGCGCCCGTTCCAAAAATAAAACCATTCGGCGCACCAAATGAAAGCCAGTTATTTCGTGACTCAACAGTTGTAGAGGCGCTCTTAATAATACCGTAGTCTGTCCATCCTGAAGATGTAGTCGAGATTAAACAACTTCCACCGCTACCAAGTATTTGTAAAACTGATGCCGCGTTACCGCTAGCGCTTGCATTGACTACACTAAAATTGGGTTGAGAGTTATTTGCATTGCGGTATACTGCAAGACCATTGTCTTGAACATATGTGCTGGGGCTTGTTGTGCCAATCCCCACGTTGCCGGAGCTGTCGATGCGCATCCTTTCGGTGGCGTCGTTACCGCTAACACCTGTACAAAATGCTAAATATCCGTTGGCAACAGATCCGTCAGGCCCGGATACTATTGAAGCTCTTATTGTAGTGTTCCACTGGAAGTTATACCACCTTATTCCGCCATATTCAGTAGCAACTGCGTTAGCACGAAAGTTAATATATTTAGGCGTGTTTAATACTTCATTGTCTAAAGCAATATTTCCGTTTACGTGTAGCGGTGCGGTAGGGCTAGTGGTCCCGATTCCCACGTTGCCGGAGCTGTCGATGCGCATGGCCTCGGTGCCGCCTTCGACGAAGGCCAGCGTGTCTGCGCCAGGGCTGTAGATGCCGGTATTTTTATCAGAAGCAAAGGCCAGCGCTGGTGCTAGCAACGTGCCGGTATCCAGCGCTCTCGTCATGCCACTAATCGTGACGCTTTTATTAGGGGTGACTGCGTCGTCAATGTCCCTAATCAAAAACTGATCACCAATGGCCAGTGAATCACCAATGGACGAAAGTTGAGAAATTTTGGTCACAATCGCAAGCTAAACAGGAATTAATGATAGTCTATCAGTGCCTAAGCCAGATCAATTTTATAAGGCACCCCCCTAATGCCAATTACCATCGTACGATTTACCACTTTCCCAGAAGCAATGACAACATTGCCGCTACTGGTAAGGTTGTTCACAACCAAGCCACTCGGTAGTACCACGCCTGATGCCGTTTCAATTTGAAGAGAAGACAATGGGGAAGAGCGCAAAAATAATGCATCAGTGCTTCCAGGGCGAGTGATGCCACTAACCACAATGCCACTGGCCCCTATCTTGCCACTATTTGTCCACGTTCCAGAAAGGGTGTCACCCACCTTGTCGGCATATAGAGCAGGAGTGATAGTGCCAAGCAGAGCGGTCGAAGCATTAACTTGGCTTTGAAAATTAGTGGAAGAGTTGGCAATTTTTTGTACGTCTAAATTGCTCACGCCAGACGAGAGAAAAAGCCCCTTAATTCTTTGGTAATCATCATTTTGCAGGCCAAGATTAGTCCTGGCCTGCTCGGCATTCGTCAAATCCCTTAAATTGTTTTTACGAACCAGTCCGCGAGTCATAATCAACCAGCCTCTAACACAGAATTGTCTTCCAACAGAAACTGGTTCTGCCTTTCGTCATGGATTACCTTTGTAAATGATAAATCAGCGGCATCTGGATTGTAGACAAAGCCATTTCTCCACCTGAAATATTCTTCCTGCGAGAACAGCTCAGCATCGCTCAACACTTCGTTGAACAAGGCCAAAGCGTTAATTCTTCCTTGAAAAGCATTGGAGCGACTCACCGAATCACTCACGCCAATGACAAAATTGCCTGCGCTGGAGTAAGAATAAGAAGGAGGAGCAATGAAAGACTGTCTAATGCCGCCAAGCCTAAATTCAAGACCATAGGCACTACTTGCTCGCACGCTGGCAATTACAGTGCCATTAACTGGCATGTCAACTGGAAAGCTAGAAATGATGCTGTTGGTGAACAATCCCCATGCACCGCTACCACTTCCATTTCTCCACGAGCTGGAAATATTCGCCAATGAGCTGACAATAGAATAAACAGAATCCCCTGTCGTCAGTGCGCTACTAAGGCTAAAAACAACGACAAGAGTTGCTGCCGTTGGAAGCGTTGCCCCAAGCGTGCCAATATTCAAGAAATCATCCGTGCCATCAAATTGAACAGCGGGCCTGTTGTCAAGGTCATTGGTTACAAATGTTGGGCGATAGCTTGCTTCGGCTTGCGAGGCATTAGCGCGGCGTAATACATCTTCCCATCGCCCCACCTTATCCCCATCTAGGGTTATTTCACTAAATTCTGCGTCAAGCCACAACACATTTGAATCAAGTACCGTGGGTGGAGCTAGGTACAATGGAGAAAAACGTTGGGTTCCCCCACTATCAGTTAGTCTTAAGTGATTGCGATATTTGACGAAATACTCAGACCACTGTTTGGTATCGCCTGTGAAATTAAAGCCGCTAATGGTTAAGTTGGGCAGGGAAACAGGGCCCAGTAAGTATTGAGCGCCAGCGCTGTATCCAGATGTTGTAGTAGGAGAAAAGAAGCTATTTGTTGAAGCCGAAATAATATCAAATGCAGCATTGTAATAAGCCCTGTCGTTGTTGACGGTAGAGCCAGAAAGTGTGCCAATGCCAGTATCTCCATTTTTGCTAATCTTGCCAAGCATGGCCACCAGGCCAGATCCAGCGCTTACTGTTAGCCCACTAATTTGTGGCTCTAAAAAAGTGGTCAAATTTTTGCAATTGAAATAATCTCCTTCCGTCACGCCAGCAGCGCTTGTCCCAACCAGCAACGCCAAGTCGCGTCTATCAATTCCTAAATTGTCCCAGCATGCGTCTCTATTCTCAACCTCTGCGAGGCTCCTAGAAGCACGAAAACCAAACTGCTGTGTCATGATTGCCCTGCTCTTAGGTAATAAATGTAGCCACCATCCGCAACCGGAATAGCTACCTCTGGCGACGAAATTGTACCAAGACTAGTAGTATTTTGAACAGTAAAATTGCTTGAAATTATAACATTATCCAACAAAACAGAAGCGATAGCAGTGGCGCCAGAAAAGGGTGAAGTGGTTAAAGACTGCACCGGCACTCCATTGATACGAATGCTTTGCGCAGAAAGATTGCCATTGAGCGAATAATTCCCGATGGAAGATGGAGAAGCTCGCAGCAGTGCATTATTTTGCAGGACAACACCAGAAGCCACCTGTTGACTGATGGTGTTAAGCCTTGTCTGGGCATTGCTAGTGAGTCCCTGAAGAAGTAATAAATCTCTTGCGCTAACCCTATTAATACCAGTGATCGCCAGAATATCTGCTCCCCTGATAACGACTCCGCTGGTTGTTACATTGTTAAATGTGTAACTAATGCCTGCCCCTAAATTATCCCAAGCAATTTCTGCACTACCCGCATCGGCAAGGTTGCGATTTGCAACGAGTCCAACGAAGGCCATTATTGTTCCTCCCAGTTAATGCTTGCACTGGCCTCTCCTGATGCAGTGCGAGCAGTGGCAACAACAAAAAGTGCTCCCGTGCTTTCAATGCTTCCTGGACTGCCTGTTATAAACATCTTATCAGGACCAAATAGTGAGCTGAGATCAAACTGACGGCTTTCGCCACTGGCAATAAAGTAAGTTGCCACACGCTGGCCTCCTTTTAGGACGCGCAAGCCTTGTTTGTCTACCAATGCGGCGCTCAATGGATCGGCAAGACTATCTACGAAATGATTGGCAACATAATCAGTGCCGCCTGCTGCAGTGGCATTTTGAGTGAAGCCACTGCTTAGTGGCCACGATGTTTGTGCCTGGCTAGAGCCGCTGCCAGGATATAGACGCACAGCCAATGGTTGCTGAGCCAGTACCACGTCCGAAACCACGGCGTCCGCATGAGCTTCTACCACTAAACGAATGGGCCATGGATTGGTGCCAGAAATGGTAATTGACCGCCCTGCTGCGCTAAGGGTCGTAGTACCACTGGTCGGAAATGCAATGCTAAAATCTGTCGCTTGATTGCAAATATAATCGCTTGGATAACGAGCTTCTCCAACAAGTTGCCCAAATCGGTTAAATAAAAGAGCGGGATAGTCTGACGCCACCCATAATACAGAGTCAGATGATGGATTGTAAGAGAGCCCAGAGGCATTGGGTAGCAGGCCTATACGGGCATAGCCATTCACAAAAGTTCTAAAAATCGTGCCTTGAGTGACTCCGCTCCCAACAAATCCACTGCTCACAACGTAGTTATTCATTCGCCCCAACGTAATACTTGTGATGCCTTCAGGAAGAAAAGCATCGGTAGTAATGCGAGTTAAGTCATCGGAAAGGGCTGCCACATGAGTGGCCAGGATGCCTGGTCCAACCACTTTTACGCGGCGACCACTTCTGTAGTCCACTGCCCCTCCCAGCTCATTCCTCACATCAGGAAAAAATTGTCCCGATGGAGTGGTAAGTGTATTTGCTCCAGCGCGAATTACAGTTATGCCTGAGGCTGCATTTGCAGTGATACTCGTACCATTGCCATAAAAATAACTCTCTCCCGCGCAAATTCCATTGCCTTGAAAGACCAAGTCAAACCGTGTGTCAGTGGTGGCATACACTGATAAGTTGTTTGGAAATATGGATTTCTTGTTTTCCACCCCATTGATGCTGCTTTTAACTTGCAAGCCAAGAATCGCCCTAGGAGTGCTATTGATCGGCTTGGGCGCATCAAGACCTACAGCGCCAGTTGTAACAGTGCCTTTATCTCCACCATCAATGTAAACACTGCTGCCGTATAAATTGATGAATGCAGGAGACGTTGCCCCCGCAGTGGTGCGTGCCTCTACGAAAAGCTTTAAGAAGGGATTGCGAAGGCTGGGAAAAAGGAACTGATTTTCCGCAAAGAAATAATGCAGCGTCACCCATCGCGCTTCATCATGATTAATTGGCACATACGCCAAGAAGCGAGCGCCAACAGCTCCATACCAGCTAAATTCAATCTTGAACATTGTCACGCGAGACAAGTCCAAGTTCCAGCCAGTGCTACCTACATTGGGCTGAATGGGATCACCATTCCAGTTGTCACGCCCAATTTTTGCTGTGCCTAAATCAGGAGAAGTGCGTACTACGAATAAATCACCGCCCTTGTCTAGCTGAAAATAATAACCATCCCCTACAGCATTTCTGCAGCCCCATTTCACAACCTCTCCTTCATAATCACTGCCAGTGGACATCCTCACGCCAAAAGTAAAAGCAGTGACGCGCCCTGGTTGATAACGAAAGGCGCGTTTACTTTCCCAAAAAGTTGTCATCGAGCCATCGCTACGTCCACCAGGAAATCGCCCTGTATTATCATCCACTGGATAAGTGAAGCTCAATGGCGGTGGGAAAGAATATGCTTGCAATGCGCTTTCTGCTGGAATATGCCTCCAGAAATAGCCATACTCATCAGCAAAAGTCCAATCGCTTGGATCCTGGTTATAAACATATCCAGCGGCAATTGGACCCGCATAAAACTCTTTATCATTCACTCCATAGATATTTACGGCATCAAAAAGCCCTAGCGCTGTCTCGCTACGAGGAATGCCAAGCAAACTCACTTCTACTTCGCTTTGACTTGTATTCACCACATCCACTGAAACGTTGGCTCCAGTGGAATTCCTAAGCGTTACGGGAGTTAGCCCTTCATCCTCAACGAGCACCAAAGTGCCTTTCGCGTCACCCGTCAAGACTTCTTGATCTACAGGGTCAATTAAAGAATCTCCCGTTAGGAAGTCAATCAATTCTGCGTCAATAAGCTCGCTTCCCGCTGGCTGGGCATCCTCGGGCACCTGATAATATTCAGAAAAACTTGTCATAGATGCCTACACTTGCTCTTCCCATGTTAGGGAGGCGCTCATGCTTGCACTGGCTCCGATGCCCTGAGCGAACACATACAGAGTGTCGCCAGTTGCTGCAGTCAATGGGTAGGAAAGATAGTCTTTGTTGTAACCAAAGTATGGAGATAAATCAATATCTACACCGCCAGCTCCAACAAAAAACGTCGCTACGTTTGTTCCACCACTTACTGTTACTACACCACTTGTTGTTGTGACATTAACAGGGCTCAGAGTGTCAGCACTGGTAAACGATGGAGTGCCCGAAACAGTTGTTGGTCGTTTGATGAGCTTAACAACCGCCCTGTCGCTGCTGCCCACTCCCAGTCGAGTGGGATACACTTGCATTCGATTGCGGATGGAATTGATATTTTCCTTAACTTGCAAGCCAATCAGCATGGTGCCACTTGTTGTGACGGTGCGATCAGCAGCATTGCTTTCTGAGCGGGCAGTAACAGTGCCCTTATCGCCACCATCAATATAGTAAGAAGCCCCGTATTTGTACAGCGCACACTCATTGGCGCTTGTAGCCTTCTGAGCAAGGTAAGAGATGGGAAGAGTGGGGTTGGCCAGGCTAGGACTCGTAAGCTGGTTGGAGGCCCGTATATGGTGCATTCGTGCCCATCGCGCCTCTCCCGTGGTGGTGGCGTCAGGAACGTAGGCCAAGAAATGTCCGCCCACAGCTCCATACCAGCTATATTCAATCTTGAACATTGTCACTTTTGAAAAGTCAATGTTCCAAATACTGGTATCAGTAACAATGTCTCCATTGACATTGATTACTGAACTGCCGTTGGTGTAGGAAACTGTTGGATTAGATGCAGTGCCTCCAATGGACAGGGAGAACGAATTGCGGCCTGGAGTTTTGTCAGCGTAATACTGAGCTTTTGTTTCACCATCAAGGCGATCATGGCTGAAATATTTACGCGGCACTCGGTATTCGTAGGTATAACGATAAGGCGCTTCCACTGAAATAAACGAACCGGAAACGCTAGTGGTGCCGTCTGAAGAGGCAATGCTGCCAATGTTAACTCCACCAGCCCCGCGAACACTTCGATCAAAAAGACCTGCATGGATATAAGTAAGACCAGCGCGAACGATTACTAAATCAGTGCCAGCCGTGCCAATGTCGCCGTCTAAAGCATTGGGAGTGCGAATGCCAGCCTCGTCGCTTTCAAAGGCACTGGTGCGCCTTACGCAGTAACAATTAAATTCTTTGCTAGCAGAATCCGTTTGTCCACCACCCTGCACTTCAATGTAATAACCATCGCGCTTATCGAAAGCACCAAATTTTTTGATGTCGGTAGAATCATTGGAAGTTGTGCTTCTCACGCCAAACGTGGCTGCACTCACTCGCCCTGGTTGATAACGAAAGAAACGCCTACTGCTTAAGATCTGGTAGTTATTGGTATTGGCGCTACCAAGAGTTACTTTGGCTGCGCTTTCATTGGGAATATGAGTGGTGGCACCACCGCCTTCACTTGCCCATTCATTTGGGTTGATGTCGTAAGTAGTGACATCAGCAAAGATGCCAAGCGCCACTTCAGCACGAGGTACGCCAAGCAAACTCAAGCTAACTTCGCTGATTTGCTGGTTTGCCACTTCCACTGGAATGGGCGTTTGATCACTAGCAATCACCACAGGCAAACTCGTTGCCATTGTTTGTTGCCCAGGAGGAATTGGAGCAGTGCGTCCTACCGTGACAACTGCTACGCCTTCTTTTAACTCAGCCATAGTTCCTCAGGGAAAACAATTGGAGAAAGTGGTGCCAACAAAAACGCTACCAGCGGCCACAGTATCTTGCCTTAGTCTATAAACACTGCCCCCCAGGGCGGCGTTGGTAACGCCAGAAAGAGAAGCAATGGTAAAAGAATAAGGAGAAGCGTAGGTGATATTGGTTAAGTCGCTGTAAATACGAGCGCTTGTGCCATCGTAATTAATGCCACTCGTAGTGGTGCCACTAAAAACAGTTCTCTCAGTGGCGCCAAGGCCATGATTTGTTTGCGCAATGAAAACACCGCTACTGACACTAATCAAATTGGCCACGTACTCCCGCTTTTCAATGCGAATGTCCCATGTCAACGGCGAAGCAGTCAAGGAATCGCTAGAGTTTTCGGCGGTATAAGCGGACGGAAAAAACGCTTGACTAATATTGGCAGGGCCACTATTTGCAGCGGCATCCCAGATCAACGATGTTTGTGCGGAAGTAAGCCAAAGCCTCACTTGGCCATTCCGCAATGGTTCTTGCTCTTCAATGTTGAAGGAAGTTACTAAGCTTGCAGTGGTCTCGCCTGTCTTTTTCCACACAGCCGCGCACACTTGCACGTCTGCTAAATCAAACGGTTCGCCATCTTCATCTTGCAAAAGGAAGCTAACGCCATCAAAATAATCCCTACGCAACAGGCGCAAGTCAATTTGTGGCGCCAAACTTGTAGCAACAAATGTGCTCATGCTGCCACTTCACGATAGGAAAGGAACACGGAATAAGTGGTCGTACCGCTCACCACTGCATTAATTTTTTCCCCGCTAACGCTTTCAAAAAGACCCAATGGATTGGAGAGAGTGATATTGCCATTTGCTGCAATATGGAAGGGAGGCGTTCTGTCAGTGGTTCCTCCACTTTGCAGCTTGACGGTGCAGCCGGATGATGCTGTAATGGCCATGGAGAGGACGCGCAATTTATTGCTCGCCACTGCAGCAATCACATCAGCACTAGCGGAGCTGGTGATTTGAGCACTCTTCAATGCAGCATTGAACAAATCATTCTGCACCACGTAAGGATCGGAATTGCTTCCAGCTCCAGTGGCTTTCACGTAGGCGGCATTGCCAATGGCATCAAGCCCGTAAAGATTTGCCATATCAAAGGATCAGGAAAAGGAGGCGCTGGTTTGGAACAATTGTACCGTCCGAAAAGCGCACGTCTTGGCTGGCGGTAAAGTCAAACACCAACGGGCTGGCTAACACCACAGTGCTATAAGCGTATGGCGAGCGTCTACCGTTAATGCCAATGGTAGCAATTCTAATTCTATATGAACTATTGGTCACATAAACGTCTGAAGGGAACCGGATGTAATTGGCTGCCGTTGTACCAATCCTGATCCATTGATTATCTGCCGTGTCCAAAAAATCCACTTCAAACGATGCGATGAAAGGATTGTTCTGCGGAGGGTTCCAGCAGACTGCTGGATTCACTGCTGCATTGAGAATGGAATAGGCGGAATACTGCGGAAAGTTCCACCTTGCTTCGTTGTAAGCCATTAGATGGGCACCTCTAGGATAATGCTGCCCCCAGCAACTGCTGGCACCACTTGAGGGCCAGCAATGGAAGTGCGAGTGAGGCCCAAGATCGTGCTTGTGTCGGCAAGAATGAATTTGCTTTCGTCGTACAAAGCACCTAATACCGTTACCACCCCATCGTCCTCTGTTACCGACACCACCCTAAATGTCCTTACTCCATCGTTATTTTCTTGTAACACCCATGGGGCTCCAATTAGAGGCGTGTCAGACAAGGCTGGAGAGACCGTCAGCGTGTCTGTGGTGCCTGCAGCATTAGTGACAGTACGCGTCTGGGCAACGCCATTGGGCAGCATCACACTGGCCTGATACGAATTGCCAGAGGCAATGACGAAAGAAGAATCAATGGAAAGGGAAGTGGTGGTGGCACCAAGAATTCTGCCTCCAAAGCGTTTGCCTCCTTTTGCTGGATCAGCAATGCCAATAACTTCTCCGGGCAGTACAAAGAAACCTTCAGTGGCTGTCTTAAAAGTGATGATTTCCGTTTCTAGTTGATCGCTCAGCAGCGTCCATCGCCCAATCCTTTGAGCCTGTCCTTGGCTTGTCGTACCAAAAGCTCTAATTTCCGTCTCCCTATAGCCATAGCGATCAATGCCTTCCCGGTCTTCAACGTATTCAACCTTGGCTTTGTAGTTATCAGAGGCGTCATTCCATGAAACCAACGCCACTGTCTTCCTGGCTTTTCTTGCTGTGCCTTCGTAAGAAAAAGGCGGCTCGCTCATTTCTCCACTGTCATCAGTTTGCTGGATGACATTGGCGGGAGAAAAGATTTTGCTAATTTGCTTTGGCTTGTCTTGAATGGCGACAATTGTGCCTTCGCTGAAATACAACATACCTCGGAAAGCCGCTGCCATTGCATTAAGCACTTCATAGGCGCCAGCCCTGTCTGTGATGTAAGCGTTGAAAACCATGCGCGGTTCCAAGCCACCTTTGCCGTCTGGCACGAGTTCATCGCAATACTGGGCAATGGGATAGAGGCTGTATCTATCCACTTGAGCTTCGTCAATAAACTCTCCCGCTCCATAACGTTTATTTGTGAGCAGGTCATAGAACACCCAGGCCGGATTGTTGCTCCAAACTGTCTTAAAAGTGCCGTCCCAAATGCCGCTATAAGTCCGCAGAATTGGATCGTAGTTAGTAGGTACTTTGATCTTGACGCCCAACATGTCTGCACTAACTTGAGGCACTGCAGTGAAATTTTCTGCACCAATTTTGATGCCCAATAATGCCGTATTTGGATAGCGAAAGGAACGCGTATAGATGCCAACAATTGCCTTAAAAAACAAATCATCACTGATAGTAGTGGAGGTCGGATCTTCCGTAACACGCTCTACTGTCACCACCCATGGACCGTTACCTTGAAGGTCATATTCATATTCAAAATCAACTGGCCCTCTGCTTTTGCCTGTGATGGTTTTGTCTTCATTGACAAAGTTGGAACCACCATCGGGACGAATTTTGACATTAAAGGTGACGGAACGCCCCTTCACATCACCGCTTTCCTTGTCAATATAAAAAAGCGCTCCAATGCCAATTCTGATGCGAATTTTGTCAAGCAAATCACTGACTGTTGTCTTTACGACTGAACCCGCTGTTCTAGTTAATTTCACCCCTACTGGCTGCTCTATACGCACGTCATCAAAGCCGGGCATGGAGTCTTGATTTTGCGTGCCAGTTCGATAATCGACCACTAAAGAGTTGACGGCGCCAGTAGCGCTAGTTCGGTTAAGCGATGGAATGGATGCTGCAATTTCGGGCTGCAACCCTCCTTTGCCATTGGCGCTTCCGGGGCTTCCCGTAAAGAAAGTATTCACGCCATAGTTGAAGCTACCGTCAATGTTCTTGATGGGCACATTATCCAGGTAGATGCGGGTGAGGGGATCCACGCCATCCTCAAAACCTTCTACTTCCCCTTCACAGAAAATGCCTACGACAGTCGCCTCTGAGCGACTCCTAAGAGATTCTGGATCTTCCTCTGGACGGTTCTGTCCACCACTTTTCCCTTTACCGCCGCCGCCGCCTCCAGCACCAGTAATGTAAGCGGTCCATCCGCCTTCCTTATCGCGAATGAATTCTTGCATTACACGGGCACCTGTTGGGTGCTGATTGCAGACGAAACAACCAATGGAGAAGCCGCAAGGAAGCGGCCATAAAGCAATGGAATGGGCTGACCCTGAGTGGTGAGTTCCGTGGTTCGATCAAACAAGAAGCTATCTTTACGCTCTGAGTCTGAAGGAGTGGCAACTTGCTGCTGAGGCGTGAGCAAAGAGGCAACACCAGTCAATACCAAGCCGAGGCCCAAGTTGAACAAAATGCCACTACCCAAAGAAAAGCCTGCTGCAGTGCCAGCAGTTTTTGCCATCGCTGCAGTGGTGAAGCCAGCAAAAGCGCTACCAGCGCCAAAGCTCACAAAAGACAGTGCTACCAACGCTACGCCCAAAAGAATGCGGCCCACTGAACCACCACCAGTAACGATGGGGGCAATAATCAAGCGATTACAAGGCATGATCAGATTGTCGTAATCCATGCCTTCATCATTATCATTGACCAGCCGAAAGCCCACGCCTTTCTCGTGAGCTGAAGCCATGTATTCCTTGAAGCCTTCCAATTGATTGCAAAGAGCTGACATCACATCACGAGGCGATGACGCCATGAAGCGAAACTTACGGCCAAACTTACGGCCCAATTCTCCCAACAGTTTCACTTCAATCAGTTTCATTACAACAGGCTCTTGTGGCGCAACACTTTAACTGTACATTTTCGCCAATAACCACCATAGACATTGGCTTCAGACAGTCTATCTAGCAAATGCTGGTAAAAGATATTCTTACTGGGATCGTGAATAATACCCACATGGTTTGGGAAATCAGACTGAAGCTGCATTAGCAACACATCCCCTCTTTGAGGCTTGTCAATTTCTACGAAGCCTTGTCCAACAAAGTTCTTTTCAAACATGCGCCACTCGCTGCTTCTCCATTCAAACTCACTTTCTCTTTCGTAATCATCAAGCGTAATGTCATATTCTTTTCTGAAATAATCCCTTACCAGGCCATAGCAATCATACACACCATAAATCCATGGCCTTTCCAAATAGGGCGCATTGCCGGTGGGATCCATTTCATGCCAACTATTAGTGCCAATGCAATACATCACCCATGGCAAATTGATTGTCTTGCATGACGCAATATCATGCTTACTAAATCTGTGGTTGAAGCCAGTGTGCGAATGAAAAATGGCCTCAATTCCCAGGCGCTCCGCTTTTGCGTAGTCTTCAGCGGAAATGCCAAAATTTTCCGATGGAGAGGAATGAATGTTTGAGCAGGGAAAGAATTCGCCCTTTGCAATAATTCCACACACCTCTTCGTTGGGCTTTGAGTGTGCATAGCTTCTCAGCTCGTCTTTCAGCGATTGCCAGCTCATTGTCTTCCTCTAATTGCCCCAGGAAATCCCCCAAAAGGAAGAGATTGGTTTGGAAATCTTAGCTGACAACTTTGCACTCTTTTGCCGCAAATATCAAGATCTGGGTTGGACGTGGGCGTATCATTCACTGTCGCCACTGGCCCTCCTACATAGCCACATTCGCTACTTCTGTATTTCCATTGACAGTAATTTTGCGTGACAATGCGACGTGGCAATGACAAGCCTTCTAGATCTAAGACGCTTGCAAGTTGCCAAGAAATGGTGAGCGCATTTTCTGCTGTTTTGCGTTCAATGAAAAAGATGTCCAATGGGAATTCCTGAGTGGGATCCGCTTGCGGTTCTCCATCAAGATATTTGCCCAAAGTGCGGCGCCTTGTTACTTTTGCTCCCACCATGTCATCAAGGCTGCTGATGACCTGCGTAAATGTTCCTAGGACATTTGCCACCGTGAGCGATGGTTGAGCAACTTGCCCGGTGGTGCTGCGTTCATAACCTGCCGCCAAAATAGGCAACGGTTCGTAAGTGCGTCCTTGCCAGATAATCTTTGCATCGTCTGGCTTCAACTGCGTGGTGAAATAAAACTTATCCTGAGGATCCCCTGTAATGGGCTCTAGATCAAGATCAAACAGTTCAACAATGGCATCATGCCATCCTTGTTGCACATCAGCTTCTAGGGTCATATATCCTCCTTACGGAAAAGGAAAACACATTACTGTTGGGACCAATGGTTCTCCATTGCCATTGATTTGGCTCTAGTCGATATTTATATTTGCGGTCATCCATGAAGAACTGTGAATAGAAGAAGTCGCCATTCAACGCTGAGAGTTGAGCGTCAAGGGCGATGGCCGCTTCGTCTGAAATAGGAACAGTATCAATTTGGTAAGAACGAATGTCATTGTTAATCGCTTCGGGGCTGATTTGCTCATAACCATCGCCAAATTGTACGCGCTTTGTGCGATTACCACGTTGAACCGTAAGGCCGTATTCGCAAGCAATGGCAAAAGTGGGTTGGGTCATAATTTAGCGCCTCCCCGACAGAAGACCACCAGGACGCAGTTCATCCACGATAACTTGCTTCACTGCGCCTTCAAGACGGCGACCAAGACCGGCAGAATCGGAGCCAGTGTTAGAAGAAGAAGTTTTACCATCAGAGCTGACGTTGACCACGATGTTGCTCGTAATGGGGCTGCCCATGGCCCCGCCAAGCTCCACTGGAACGCTCTTGCCATTGGGCATGGGAATAACTGCCTCATTGTAACGACCCTCGCCTACAAGGCCCAGCGTGGGGCCAGTGACGATGCCCCCACTAGCGAATGGAGTAATTGGCATGAAGCCGCCAGCGGCAATGCCACCATTGGCAAATTGCATCCCGGCGGGCATTTGTGCAATCGGCACGTCCATTCCTTTGACTATGGAAGAACCTGGGACTTTAGTTAATGGAGAAAGCAGGCTTTGAGCAAGACCAATGATTTGCATTTCAACCCATTTCTTGATCATTTGTGCGGCCATATCCAAGAATGCGTCTGCAATGCTTTGGAAGAAACTACCAAGTGCTTGCTGGGCAGACGATGCACCACTAATGACGCTCTTGAAAGAATTGGCAAAAGCTTCGCCAATGGCATTAGCGGAGAACGTCACCGTTTCCTGAGTAGAAGCAAGTTTCTCTAACTCTTCACGCAAGAGCTTAAGCTTTTCCTGAATAGACCCCGCTTGTGGAGTCATGACCTGGAAATCTTTAATAGCAACGAGTTGCTCTGGGGTGGCACCAAGCTCCTTGGCTCTTAACAATTGATCATCAAATTCTCTTTGCTGTGCTCTTTTTCTCGCCTCGCCTGGGGTGATCGTGCCAGCGGCAATTGCTGCATCTTCAATAAGTCGATTAAGTTGCAATTGTTTTTCAATTCGCTTCGATAACTCTTCTTCGGCCTTCTTTTGTTGGTCTTTTTCGCTAATTTGCAGCTTTAAGTATTGACTTTGCAGATCATTTTTGAGCTCGTGAATTTTTACATTTGTGTCGTTGAGCTTGTCTTCATATTTCTTTTTTGTAAAAGTTTTGTCAATAAGTTGAGCCTCCTTGTCGATCAGCATATTCCTAAACGTCTCCAACTCGGAAATCTCACCATTGATTTTTAATATGCCTCTGAGACTTTCAAGCGATTCTGCTTCTGCATCATTG